CGACTAACCCACCGCAACCGGGAGATCCTGAGTTTGAAGCCTATACTCGATGGTGGGAAAGAGAAAATCCTCCTTGGGATCCAACTAGCTGCCCTAGCCCCGAAGAACACATTCAATTAGCAAATAACGATTGGATATTAGCGGGAGAAATTAAAGTAGGCGATGAAGTCATCACTTCAGAAGACCCCCAAAAAGTAACCAGAGTCCAAAGAATTGAAAATAGCCCAAGATGCGAGGTTCTATTTGAAGAAAGCAACAGCATTGTAACTTCCTATAGTCATCCTTATTTTGTCAACAGCAAAGGCTTTGTGGAAGTAGGTGATTTGAAAAAAGGAGACATAATCGGCGATCTGGTAGTCAAGGACAAAAAACCTTTCTCCGATGGTCCTGTAATCAGTCTTTCCGTAGATAAGGCACATACCTATATGTTGCAAGGCGGAACTGAAGAAAATCCAGTACCCGCGTTGTCGCATAATAAATGGGTGGAACAGCCACCAGACTGGCCAACGCCAGAACCACCACAGCCCCCTACTCCTCCTACACCAGAAGACCCAATGGGTGCGGCAAAACTACTGTGGAAAACAAACTATTCAGACGCAATGGATTTTAATACCTTTTGGGAAGCCTATCAAAAAAACCCTGATATGTTTCAGATAGAACCGACTACGCCGACTACACCTACTGGAACAGGCACTCCTCCCGGATTTATACCGCCTTTAGGTCCTTCAACATCAGCTCTTGTAGAGTATTGGAATCCAACAACAGGAGAAAAATGGACAGCGCCAAGTGGTGGTTGGACAGCACCTCCCGGATGGGAGATAGCGCCAATGGGACCCGGAATTCCAACAACGCCGACGACTCCAACAACGCCGACTACGCCGACGACTCCAACAACGCCAGTAGTAACAACGCCGACGACTCCTACTACGCCGACTACTCCAGAAACAACACCTGTGCAAGGATGGACGATGGAAGAAATGCAGGCGATGATGGAAGAAATGCAGGCAAAAGAAGCGGCACGGCTAGCTCAAGAAGCAGAAATGTCAAAAAACTACATGATTTCTGATGAAAGAATAGGCTATAATCCCTATTTAAGTGGTCAGTATCAGCCTGATCCATACGGTCCCGGAGGGGTTCCAGATATGGGGGGAATTACGACCATACCCGTACCACAGCCTTTAACAGGAATTGGGTACGCAAACTATAATCCGAGGAGGAAAATATAGATACTTTAGACTTCGCGACAGCTGTAACGCGCGCAATAGGCAAAAAAGAACAGCAAATTCAAGAAATGATGACCAATGGTGAAGTAAAAGATTGGAATCATTATCGAAATCTTGTTGGCCATATCGAAGCGCTCAACTTCATTCGCGAAGAAATTAGATCCATTCTAAAAAAACAAGACATAGACTATGGCTAATACAGCGTTACAAGAAAAATGGGCTGAAGAGGAGGCAAATAAAACTCCTTTAGAAAAAGCTTATGATGAAGGAACGACTCTTAATCCAAAGAAAATAGGAAATGAGCTATTGGAACAATTGCCTGATCCAACAGGATGGCGAATTATGATTCTTCCTTATCGAGGAAAAAGAAAAACGAAGGGAGGAATTGAGCTCACAGAAGAGACGCTTTCAAGACGACGAATAGGCACAGTTCTAGGCTATGTTTTAAAAGTAGGTCCTTTGGCCTATAACGAAGAAAAATTTTCAACTGGACCTTGGTGTGAAGAAGGGGACTGGGTATTGTTTGGACGTTATGCCGGTTCTCGTTTTCAAATTGAGGGCGGTGAAATAAAAATACTCAACGATGATGAAATCATCGCTAGAGTACCCGACCCAGAAGCAATTCTGCACCAACTTTAACATGAGGAAAGACCCATGCCAAAACATAAATTAAACTTAAACCCTGCTGAAGAACTTGTACCCATTGACGATTCAGGTCCCGAAGTAGATGTAGAACTATCAGAAGATGCAGTTCCTTCTTTTGAGGCTGTAATTCCTTCAAAGCCTATTTTGGAAACTGCACCGGAAGCAGAAGTAGAAGAAGAAAAAGTAGATGAGCACGAAGAATATAGCAAAAATGTAAAAAAACGAATTGACAAATTAACAGGAAGATTACGCGAAGCGGAACGAAGAGAACACACAGCAACTCAATATGCGCAAAATGTGTATAAAGAAAACGCAACACTAAAACAGCAAAAACAAAACATAGACGGTAATTATATTATTGCAGAAGCCAATAGAATTACTGCTGAGACTGAAACAACAAAAGGACTGTTAAAAGAAGCGAACGAAGAACAAAACACAGAGAAACAAGCAGAAGCACAGCAAAAACTAGCTGCTTTAGCAGTTGAGGCCCAACGCGTACAGGCACTCAATCAAACTAGAGCGGTCCAAGAGCAACAGCTTTCTGCACCTCAACAGTACACACAACAACAACAAACCCGTCCAGCGCCCCCTGATCCTAAAGCAGAAGCCTGGGCAGAAGACAATTCTTGGTTTGGAGAAGATCGAGCTATGACCATGACTTCGTTTGTAATTCATCAAGATTTATTAAACGAAGGATTTGACGCCACTAGCAAGGAGTATTATAGTGAGATAGATAAAAGAATTCGTGATGAATTTCCTCATCGTTTTGATGGGGGAGCTAATCAGGCAAATCGTCCCGTTCAAGCGGTAGCTCCTGCGAAACGCAGTGCTAAAGTTGGGCGCAGAACTGTGAGACTCACACCTTCACAGGTAGCAATAGCTAATAAATTGGGTGTGCCTTTAGATGAATACGCGAAATATGTTGAATAACGTGGAGACAACAATGGCAGAAAAAAATAAAGTCGACGCAAGTCGCAAACCACGCGAAGCTCAGACTCGTGAGAAAAAAGCTACGAGAAAACCCTGGGCACCGCCATCCGCTTTGGATGCACCGAACCCTCCCGAAGGACACGTTCACCGTTGGATCAGAATGGAAGTCAGAGGCTTTGACGATCGTAAGAATGTCATGGCTAAGCTTCGTGAAGGATGGGAGCCTGTGAAAGCAGACGAATATCCTGATTTTGACACGCCAATAGTGGAGGAAGGAAAATTCGAGGGAGTAATTGGAGTCGGAGGACTGATTTTATGTCGGATTCCGATCGAAACTGTACAGGAAAGAAACGCCTTTTTCACTGCAAAGGAACAAGGGCAGATGGAAGCTGTAGATAACGATTTGATGAAAGATGGAAATCATCCTAGCATGTCAATTAGTAAACCTAATAGACAATCTCGCGTAACAATTGGCGGAACTCAAGGTTCATCGAACTAAGAGTTCTTTAATATTAATTCTTGAGAACAGAGGAAAGTTTAAATGGCAAATGTAGATAAAGCCTTCGGGCTTAGACCCTACAAGGGTGCCGGGTGGCCTGTTCAGCAAGCAGCTAAATATTTAATCAACCCTTCCGGATACGGTACAAGTATCTATCAAGGGGACATGACTATATTCGCAAGTGGATATATCAACACAGCAGCAGCTAGTTCTGCTAATATTGTTGGTGTGCTTTCACATGTGTATTATGTTGCTTCTGACGGAACTCCTACCTTTAAGAATTACTATCCAGCCAGCACGACGGCACTTGGAAGTGGTGATATAGAAGCATATATCTATGATGACCCTAACCAATTGTTTGTTGTTCAGGCGGACGGTGCTTCAGCCATTACATGTATGGGCAGAAATGCTGATACTGATGGCATAGGTGGTAGTACAACGACCGGCGTTGCGACACGCGAACTCGACTCTAGCACAATAAACACAACGCAAGCACTTCAGCTTAAAATCGTTGGTGTTGTTCAAGATGACGTTAATGGTGACCTCACAGCTAATAATGCAAACTTAATCGTTCTGATTAATGAGCATTACATGCGAGGTGCCGTTGCAGGTACTTAGGAGTAGTTTAAATGGCAATTAGTAGAGGACAATTGGTTAAAGAACTGCTTCCAGGCCTGAACGCATTATTCGGACTTGAGTACGATAGATATGACAAAGAACATGAAGAAATTTATGATATTGAGTCAAGTGATCGTGCTTTTGAAGAAGAAGTAATGTTGACAGGTTTCGACACCGCACCTGTTAAGTCAGAAGGAGCAGGAGTGGCTTTTGATCAAGCGCAAGAAGCGTTTACATCAAGATACACTCACGAAACGATCGCACTGGCGTTTTCAATTACCGAGGAAGCCGTTGAGGATAACTTGTATGACAGACTGTCAGCAAGATATACTCGCGCGCTAGCTCGTAGTATGGCAAATACCAAGCAAGTTAAGTCAGCTTCTGTGTTGAATAGGGCGTTCAATTCAAGTTATCCAGGCGGCGATACGAAAGAACTTTGCGCAACAGACCATCCAACTGTGGGTGGAGCTAATCTGCGTAATGAGCTTTCAACATCAGCTGACCTAAGTGAAACTTCATTAGAACAAGCACTAATCGACATTGCAGCTTTTACTGACGAGCGTGGTTTGAAAGTAGCGCTTCAAGGAATGAAATTGATTATTCCTAAAGAACTACAATTCACTGCCGACAGGTTGTTGGAATCACCAGGTCGTGTGGCTACGGCGGATAATGACATTAATGCTGTTAAGAACATGGGCATGGTCCCAGAAGGCTATACAGTAAATCATTATCTAACAGACACAGATGCGTGGTTCATAAAGACTGATTGTCCGAACGGATTCAAAATGTTTGATCGTTCACCAATCAGAACTTCTATGGAAGCTGATTTTGACACTGGCAATGTGCGTTATAAGGCTAGAGAAAGATACTCGTTCGGATGGTCTGACCCCCGAACAGTATTCGGTAGTCCTGGAGCATAACCTTTAATGGAACCTATGATGCGGGGGTTTCTTACTCAACCCGCATCAACCTTAAGTTTTTCTTTATCTTTATCTTTTTTCCAAGTAATATATTCTTTACATCTAGGTAAAACTTGTCCTATAGACTGACCTAGCAGACAAGCCAAGACGATAGGACTTATTTCCAACGGAGGAAATTATGGCAAAAACAACCTTTGCGGGACCGATAAGGTCTCTTGCTGG